TAAATCCTGATCGTCATATTCATCAGCAATCATATTACCGACGTTATCTCTTTGCAGCCAAGCAATCATCTCACTTTCACGAAACCTATGCGGCGATACGTTCGGATCAGGATAGTAATAAAACGGATCAAGTGCAACTAACTCCGAACCCTCATAGTTTAAAGCCTTAACTCGCCGCTTTGTGTCTGCTTCCTCTACAGTCGGTATGTTATGACTTAAGCCCATGAAATCAGTCATAACGTTATCAACCTTACGAGTACCCCTTACCGTCCTGTATCCCCAGTCCTCTTTCCAAAAAAGTGCTCCTGAACCTATACCATAAGCAAAGTTATTCCTAAAGATTAAGTGTAAGTCCAAAGGCATCTTTGCTTTATAGACCATCATATTAACGACCTTTTCAAGCATAATAGCTCTAATTGTATCGGCACTTTCAGACCCTGTACCTTCGTAACGCAACATAGGATCGTCAAAGAAATTCAAGTCCATGTAAGTCAGGAAGGTATCCAAAGTAGCATAAGAAACAGGTACAACTATAGATGTAGGTATACGCGCATCATAGGACTTAAGCTCACGTTCTTTTTCATCAAGAGTAATATAAGATACTAAAGTCTTCTCCACCTCACTCCACTTGCTATAATACTTCTCCATGTGTATACGACTTTCACTAACTCTTTGAAGTAAGTAATCTAAAAGTTTAGAGTGTAAACCGTCGTACGTTTGAGGATTTAAATCTTTACCAAAAGGGTAACGGCGTTTATATTTTCTACCAACAGCCTTAGAGACTTCTTCAAGGTTTCTTTGCTTCCTTTCCCAAACAGTTTCGCCTGTTGATCTAAAAAACTTAGGCATTATATCTCCTCAGTATAATAATCTGCTTTACGTTCAGCCAAAAATTCCCGATAACTTTCAGCTAATAAGGTTGCCTCTTCATTCTCCAGAATCTTTTGATCTTCAAGAGTCCCTGATCCTGTCGGCATGAAGTAGTCGGAGCACTCTTCCATAACCTGTGCTATATAAGCTAAAGTATCCAAGCGATGGTCTGACTTACCATAAGGAAAAGCTACACCCTCCTGAAGAAAGTAGTCCGCAATGTAACGATTAAACTGAATATCTCCAACTCGAAGGTAAGGTGTAATCCAACTAACTCGAATTTCCTTACTCTTACCTCTCGGTTTCGCCCAGAAAAAGTCAAAGCCAAGAAGCCTTCTTATATTTTCATTAATAAAGGGTGTTCTTATATGCTCACCTAAACCGGCGTCTTCTACTACAATATGGCTGGCTTTTAAGCGTAAGCCCATAGCGAAAGCTTCATTAATTATATCATCGCGATGTAAGTTTTCGCAGATAGACTCCCGTATTTTAATCTTTCCTGTTTCAATATCAATGGAAACTCCAGTTATAGCTGTTGGATCGTGTTCAACGTCAGCTTCTCTTGCAGGATCAACTATAACCATACTGCGGAGCATAGGATTACGGTTTAACTCTGCTTCCGTTTCCGGGTAGTAAATTTGAAACATCCATTCCTCTAAAGCAGCGTTGTCACCTGCCACGTTTTTAGCCATGTACTCTCGACAGAAAACCCTATACTGTTTATTTTTCTTGAACAGTTCTGCTTTACGTTTAAGGTCTTCTGTTGGATGCTGCTCTTCCCAGTAGCTATTGTAGGACTCATCACAAACAGGAACACGTATAGTTACCCATTCACGGACGGTCTCACCGGCTTTACGTCGTTTCAAGTATTCGTCATAAGTAATAGATATTTCCGCAAGTCTTTCCGAAAGTGAATTATCCCCTAATGGTGTACCGAGGTTTATCACTCGAAAGTAGTCGCCTTCTGCTTCAGAGAGTGAGGAAAGTAAATCTCCATGAAACCAATCCCACTTCTTACTTGCAATACTGCGTGGATCGGACATATCAGAGCGTGCATCATCTAAAGTCCAAAGGTCATCCACAAGGTATAGATTAGGTCTCAGGTTACCTGAAATCAAACCTCGAATCTGTTGACCGAAGCCGCGAGGCTCAATTATAGCTCTTTTAACAACCTCCCCGTCTGGATTTCTAAAGTTAAATCCCCAGATTTCCTTAGAGTCTTCATCACCTGTAATATCTCCCCATACGTCTTCAATGATAAACTTAAGTATATAGTTAGACGAGAACTCCTTCTTCAGGTTTTGAGACTGCTTAATCGAATGCGTAGTAGTGTGACTTATAGGTACAATGTAAGGATCATAGTCCGCAAATAGAATCTCGTAGGCAGGATAGGCAAGATTTAGTATTGTAGTCTTGCCCGCTTTCCTGCCTGAGATTACGTTCAGATAACGTAAGCTTTTGTCCTGCAAGGCTGCAAAAATCGGATCATGAATTTTTGGCGAAAACGGCCTGTAGAAGTGCTCGTAAAACAAGGTCTTCGCCGCGAATTTCATATCAAGACTGCAGCGATACAAAAGCTCATCAATATAAGCTCTATCTTTTAAGACTTGTTTATTCAAAGTTAACAAGACCTTCCAAGTTAGCAAAATCACTTACTGAAAGTAGGCCTTTGTCTATATCAGCAAGGCGAACTTTCGGCGGATCGACAGGTATCTCAATATCTTTTGCCGAAAGTTTATCCATCTCTGCATGAAACTCCATAGCCTTACCTGCTTTAATCTGATAAAAAGCTTTTTCACCTTCTGTACTTGCAACAATAGGCTGACCGTTTTCGTCAAGTTCAAGATACTTCTTTAGAAGATTATCTCTTACAGTACCTAAAGCAACAGCTTCTTCGTCGATAGCCCGCATAAATTTTGCCAGATCATACGCAACGGTAACCGGCAAATCCCGACAAGTAAGAAGCGTCTGCAAAGTTTTCTCCTCTTTCAACCTTAAAAGTTTACCTGCTTTGACTTTCATGTCCTCTTCCTTTCTTTTGTTTTATTCTAAGAACTCGTAACTGTTTCCCAACTACCACCTGCTCTAAACATAAGCTTATGATTAGTACTATCGTAAATTAACGTAGCATTATCAGGTGAAGTTGCTAAAATGTTTGCATTAGAGTCTTGACCTAACTTAAGTTTAAAGCCTATAGGCGAGAAGCTTAAGGCTGTATTTGTTAGCGTCATAGCTTGAACATTACCACAGTAAAATCTAATCATACCGGTAACAAAATAACCGTCAATGTAATCTGTACCACCAACACCATCAAAGATTAACTTTTTGCCAGGTGTAAGACTTACATCCCCGTTTAACTGTAAGTCTCCAGCAAAGTAACTCGCTTCCGTAGATGCTGAAAATATAGCATAGCCTGTTCCACCTAAAGCTGTAATGCTATTAGCTATGTATAAACCAATAGCATCCCCTGTTCCAGCATTATAGGTTGTACCTACCTTAATACTTGCACAATCCGAAGCAGAATTAAGGAAGATAGCACCTAATACGCCTGTACCTACACCAATTGTATAGGTTATACCTGTATCTACGTAACCTGAAAGACCAGTAACATTGTCCGTTCTATCAGAGGCTACAGGCTGTGCTCTAACATCAAGCAAAATAGTATCATCACTAAAATTAACCGCTCCTTGACCATAGACACTCAAACCAAATTTATGTGCAGCCTTTCTTACAGTTACAGCAACTTGATGCTCACCATTACCTAAAGTAAAGACTTCCAATCCATCCTCATAAAAACCCAAGTAAGTTGAATTATAATAAAGGTACGAATCCCCACCGCTCCCGTCGAGGATTAACTTCTTTCCCGAAGCAAGTGCTATATCACCAGCAAAGTAGCTTTCCTCTGTAGCTGCTGAGTAAAAAGCATAAACACTTCCACCGCCCGCAGAGCTTAAAGAGTTTGAAATGTAGATACCGTAGACATTCCCCGATGATCCAGCAGCATTTGATACTGTACCTATGTAAACACCAGCTAATATAGACGTTGTATAAGCTACAATGGAACTTACATGAAGACCAAAAACACTTGTTAGGCTTTGAGCACTTGTTGTAAAAGTGACTCGATAGCCATAAACAGAATAAGCTCCACCACCTGCAAGAGTACCCATTGAAGCTAAATAGAAAGCTTTGGAACTCGAAAGAGTTTCACCTCCTGATTGAACTTGAATCTTTAAACCTGTAGATAGCACTGTAGAAGCTATGTAAAATGCTTGTGTTCCAGCTACGTAGAAAGACATAAGATTCCCAGAACCTCTCAAATAAGTTGTCTCGGAAGCACCATCGAGGATTAGCTTATAAGCTTCCGCGACTACAAGATCAAAGCCACTTTTAACAACGAGAGCGTCTGCTGTAATTTCAAAGACTTCTGTTCCATCGTAGAAAAAGTTAAGACTATCAGCATCCTTTGCTATATACGTAGTTCCTGCAATACCGTTGAACCGTATAGCTCGACCAGATTGAACACCTAAATCTCTTCCTGCTTGGAGTTCAAGACCGGAGGAGGTTACATAAACTATAGCAGCACTGCTATAAGCAATCTCTATACAGCTATCCGTCGCGTTGAACCTTATTCCACCATCATCATCTGAACCTAAGTATAGATAACGATCATCTTTAAGTCTTACATGATGAGTAAACTGGGCAAGTTGTGTATCGTAGAATCTTAGAACTTCAATAGAACCTGAACCAGAATCAACGAAGAAAGTTAAGCCGTAGCCAGAACCGATAGAGGAACAGTAAATAGAAACTCTTGAATTTCTGTCTTTGTCAAATATAAGGTAATTACCAGTCTCAAGTAAAAGATCATCAGCAATACGTATGCTGCCTTCGAAGTATGAGATTTCACTCGAAAGTGAATAGATAGGGAAGACAGTTCCACCACCTTGAGCTAAGAGGTCATTTGTAATATAAAGGCCGCAAGTTAAACCAGTTCCAACGTTATTTAGATTCTCTACCGTAAAACCTGCAAGGACATTAGGCGCGTCCACAGCTGCCACAATGAAAGAGCTAAAAGAGTAAACGTAGTCGAACACGTAAGAAGAGTTATTTGAAGCGATTACGCTTTCAAAACAAGTTAAACTTACATCCGAACTCGCTGGATAAGGGCTTATAAACTTAACCTCGACAGCAACGCGATCAGCGTTTAGGCTTTCAGAGTCAGAAGAAACGCTTAGGTAGTCGTTTGTAATTTGAATAATCGGCTGAGAGCTTCCGATAGACAGGAAACCAGTTTTAACGATTGTACCTGACGCTGTAAGCTTAAGGCCTCCTTCGTAAGCGACTAAAATTGCATCTGTTGCTAAAGTCTTTAAACCTGTTACTGAAACGTCGACTTTCCTTGTTTCATATCCGTCGCCCCCAAAGCCTCCGGAGTTAAGCCAGCCTCCCTGTACGTCTTCGTAAATTGTACCAAGCTTCAAGCGTAAAGTGCCAGAGACATCATACCAATCGATATAACCTGCGCCCTCACTTACGAAGCGACCGTAGGGATAAGTACTACCGGAATTAAAGTTAGTCGTCGCCAGAGTCCAACCAGAAAGAGAGCCGCTTGTTAAGTCAGCATGACTTCCAAGTTCAAGAGTCTGTACAACCTCAAGGTATTCACCTTTAATTAAAGCTTTACTTATAGGCATCAGTCGCTCCTACTTACCTGTTTCTTTAGAAAAACGTTACCTTCTAAAAGCCTTCGAGTTGGTTCACCTGTTTTAGAAACCTTTACGTCATAGACGGCAGTGTCAAAGTCAAGGTTAGTTGTTTCTGTATCTTCGATCGTTATAGTAAATTCACCAGAGCTTAAATTAGAAACATCTATACCGGAATCATTTGTAAGGCTAACTAAAGCAGTCGCAGCATCAGTTGAAAGCCTTATTTGAAATAGTATAGTATAACCCGTCAGGTCTTTCGTCGAGTTCGCTGTAAGCTTCCAACGAATTACCTTTCTAAAGGTAGCTCCCTGTACAAGGGTAATGTCAATCGGTTTAGGTGGATAGAAATAAGCTAAATCACTCATAAGTCTTCACCCTTTCAAGAAGCACTTGGACATTAGTATGTATTTGTGCTACACACTTTTGAGTTTCCCTACTCTGCTTCTGTAACCCCTTTATATCATCTTTAATACCAGTTAATTCCACTTCAAAAGTAACGCCCTTATCCCGATCAAAAAACTTGTCAACACAATGGGCTTCCTGATCTTTCACGCACTTCTCTATATCGTTAAAAGTCTTCGGTTTAATGTAAGCATGATAAACACCAGCTAAAATAAGGCCGCTAAGCGAGATACCGCCGAGAATAAGATAGGTAAAAGTCTTTGTTAACAACAAGGGAGCATCCATTTTAGTAACCTTTATAGAGAGTTTACAATTTGCATTATCAAGTTTAATATAAGTTCTCGAAAGTCTTCGCTTATGACGCCAACTGTAGCTAAAATAGCTAAAAGCAGCTCTATAGAGCCTTTTATAAACTTTTTACTCTTCAACTTCTCTGGATGCTTTTGAAGCTCCTTTATCTTCAGATAAAGTTTAGGTAAGTAATAAAGGAGCTTTACTTTCTTAAGTTTTTGGAGAAGACCCTTAAGCATTGAGTTCAACCTTTGTAAATACTTTTCCGAGGTCTTTGAACTTGGCCACTATAGCCTTCCATTCTTCAGGAGTTACTGTCGTACCACCATCTGATTCCGGTTGGGCAGCTTCAGCAAGCATCGAGATAGCCTTACCAAGAGTATTAACTGCCCGTATAACTTTTGGGAAGACGTAGACGATTACGCTAAAGAACGCCGCAAGGATTGTGTATATTACGTCCTTACCAATGAAGTCAATGATAGTTTCCACTGTTACCTCCCTTTGTTAGTTTTATGTTTTGTCCCATTTTGCTTCTCGTCTAAATCACGTTTAAGCCAAATGGTTAGGTTGTAGTTTCTGCTTCTATACTTATAAGACCAAACTGTGTTGTTCTTTACGCGCTTGTTAGTTAAAATGTATTTTGAACCTAAAACTTGCTTAATATTGTAATCGGTATGTGCTGTGTAAAAGACCTTATACACACAGCCGTTTACTTCTGTACTCGCAACTAACTTCGGCGTTTCAGTTTTAGCACAGGAAAGGCACGTTAAAATTAAAACGAGACTAAGCAGCTTCACACTATCGAACATGGTATTCCTTTATTAGTTTATTTATATTTAATGATAAAATATACAGCTCTTTCTTTAAAGCCTTACATCGTTCCAAAGAAAATATTCATTAAGTAAGCTTTGATATTTACTTAAAGAGTCTGAGAGATCAACAACAAAATGTCTTTCGTATAACTTTTCTTGTGCACTAAGAGGAATCACAAGAAGCATTATAATAGCTACTATACCTATAATAATATAAGGAAGTGTACCACTGTCAGAAGCAGCACAGTTAAAGCATACAAGTTTATGGTGACGATCTCGTGTCATATCGCCGAAACTTAAATTACGTCCACATTTGGAACATACCATCTTTATCTCTTCCTGTAAGCTTGTAGTAAATATATACTACGGCTAAAACTACTAATGCAACAGGTAATGCAATTGCTGCATATGCTGTACCTATTATAAGTCGCAGTACGTTCATTACGACTCCTTAAAGTGAGGACAGACTAAAGGCTTACGCTGTTCGACGTTATAATAAACGACGCAAGAAGACATAGTAAATAAGTCACCGACGTTTAACTCTTCACAATCTTCTGCATTTGCCCTTTTACACCTCAGAGAAGCTTCTTCTGTTAACTGGAAGTACATACAATCCATGCAAGTCTGTACCTTCTCCTCTTCCTTTACTTCCTGAGCAACGGTATTAACTACATGATCCATTAGATTTTCCCCCTTATTTTGTCCATCGTGTAAGGGTATAGTGGATATGATAAAAGAGCAAGCACGTAAATGATTAAAACTTCCATGCGCGTCAGGTCGCGAGCCTTTATCAAGCAGCCGAAAATACAAAGCGCAATTCCGATTCCTTCGATACCTCGCCAGTGGTGATAGGTATCTTTTAGCCAATTATAAGTGCCAGTCCAAGTTCCACGTTCATAGCCCTGCGGGATAATATATTTAACGTCGCTTGCATCAGCTTTCCACGTATAGCCCTCTGTCGCGCCTTCTCCGGCACGATAGGCACATAACCCGATAAAAAGTATGGTTATTCCTAAAAAGTCCGGCAGAGCGTTGAAAAAGTCAATCTGCCAGTAAAAGAGTCCGACGAATAAGATAAAGATAATTGTCGAAGGTCTGAAGAACCCGGATTTGAGATTTTCAAACAGCCATTTCATCATTCCTCCAAGCATATAAAGGTATCAGAAATTGTGAAATCAATAATGTTAACACTGCTCCAACACTGAATAGAATACATAGCATTAAACATCTGAATATTTTAAATATAGCCTTAATCATTGCTTTTTTCTCTTCCGTGCTTTGCTAATATACTTCTTATTTCGCGTAGACGCATCTGTTTTAAAGCCTGCAGCTTCCCGGAGAACGGCTCCGCGTGAGCCGACGATTTGATCGCCTGCTGCTGCCGGTGCGGGGGGCTCTGTAGAGCTCATATAAAATAGCAATCTTGGTTCATGGCCGGTATCTTCAGCCCCTGAAAACCATGCGTGATTTCCAGTCGTAGGAGCAATATTTTCTATATCCCCTTTAGTGATAAGAATTAAAGCCACACGAGGCTTTCCGGCTCCAATATGCGCCTCTAATGTATCTACACCTGCTGAAGTAAATTTTAAAGTACTATAATTATTGGAGGTTAATTGATTAGAATAATTTGTAAGTTGCACCGGAGAATATGCTCCCGAAGCCGCCCAACCAAATAAATCGTTATAAGTATTTACATTAATCGTATCGTTGATCGTCGTCCCTGCCACTATTGTATAATTAAAAGCACCACTAACGCTTTCTTGCCAGCCTTTAAAAATAACAGAATCTATAGTATAGCCAGTAGTATCTAAATCGGATAAATCAAACCTAAGTGCACCTCTTGCATTATAGTAATGATCCCCACCCTCCTTGTACCAAAGAGCCTTAAAAAGTGCTGTCTCGACAGTTTCAGCGGCTGTTTTATCTCTTGCATCTGAATATGAAGCTTCATCATCAACTTGCAAGTTTTTACAGTAGCTTGCATCCGTAATCAAAACCGAGTCAACCTTAGTTTGCCCCACAGCCATAACCGGCAGCAGCATCAAAAGGCATATACAAGCAAGAGTTCTCATCAGCTTGCTTCCTTCCAGTAAATTTTAATCCTTCCTACCTTCGCCCAGCAGTAATCCCGCATAGACTTAAACTGCACTGCAATTACAAACTTATCGTATCGAACAAGATCGGTCAACGAAGTCAAAGTGGCATCGTGCGCCCATGTTAAACTTGCGGCTGCCGAAGTGTTATCAAGGGAAGTCAACGCTCCGTCCGTGTACTCATAGATAATAACTGCAACCGCGCTGCTGTCTGTCGAAGCATTGCCGGTCTGGTATTCGAAAACCACTGAATCAACGCCCGTGTAATAGGGCGGAATATCAAAGACTTCTGAAAATACGTAAAGTTCTTGAATTACACTTCCCGTATCCGGGTGCATTCCTTTGATCGCTGGAACAAACTTAGTGGCAATAGAGTCGTAAAGGGCAATCACTTCGAGCGTGTCGTTGTCAGTAGGCAGGTAATTCGGAAGCCCCTGCCAGCTGCCGAAGGAAACGTCAAGGTTCGGAAGTATCGGATTGGTCAGGGAAAACGTCCCGCTTATTACGCTTTCAACTTCAACATTAATTGTGTCAGAGGTTACTTTTTTAACGCTCAGACTTGCATTGTCATCCCAGTTGTAAAGTGTCTCACAATGTAATGTTAAACTATTCAATACTGGTGTAGTTACAACATTAACTCTATTTCGTACTATTTTTATGTAATAAAGCTCAGCTCCATTTACTGTATTTTTAGCCCAGTTTGCAGATAGATCGGGAAGAATTAGTTTCCCGTTGTGAAGTAAGCCGTCTGTACCGTCGATCGGAAGCATTGGCAGCCAAGAATTAGTTCCAGTAGAGTAGAAAAAAGTTGGTTCAATAGTCTTTCCGGATTCTGTTTCAAGGGTTATTTCAACTTCATTAAATAAACTATCAGAGCCGATAAATAAGGAATCGTACCGACTTGCAAACATGGGACTATCTATAGCCGTACTTTTAGCCGCATCTGTAATACTTATATAATTCTCCGTGCCGTTTGCGCATTTCCAGACCGTATCTAAAATACAAGCAGTACTAATAAGTTGATGTATAACACTAACGCCGTCGGTAACGCCCACCGCAACAACATCGCTCAGGCCGCCGCCAACCTTGGTTATTGTATAACCATGTATATCTCCCGATGTAGTACCGGATGCATCAATATTGATAACTCTTGCCGTTAAAACAGTGTCAGATGACGCTGAAGTTCCATCGAAATTATGGCTTACTAATCCCTCATAAAAAGCATTATCTGTTATATGTATTTGATGAGCTGTAAAAGTTGAGTCCGTTTCATCAATTGTAACGCCGCCATCAGCGAAGGAAGCATCGTTCGCTACCGTCAGATTCCCGCCCGAAATCGCCAGACCGTTAGAAAATGTCCAAAGGCTGCTGATCGTTCGGGTCTGGTCTAAACTATCACCAAAGGCTGAATTCTGGAGATACTTATTAAAAGTTTTTGTGAGATTCATAATGTACGGATTCAAATAATCATTGCGCGTCTCAGCATCCGTTCGCTTGCGGAGGTATATCTTGACCTCATCGATTAAGCCTTTCCATCGGTTAATATTTTGAGACAATCCGATTCGTTGTTGTCCTTTAATTATATAACCCGTTGTAACGACATCTGATGTTTTTAAAACACCATCTACCCATATTTCCGCGCAATCATCTGTATATGATAATTTAGCCTCAATGTAATGATATGTATTATCATATATCTCAGGCATATTGTAGGTTATGAAATTATTATCGCCTTCACCATTAAACCAAACGAATTTAAGCGACGGTCGAGGATTGAAATAAAGGCCTATATTTCCAGTTGTTATGATTTCCGCGCCGAAAATAACCGGATGCGTGCCTGCGTCCGTCGAATCCAGCAATACCCGCGCCGATAGAGTTATATCCCACGTGCTGTCAATTGTTGTCGGCATTACATAATATAAAAAGCCCGAACCATCGAAATAAGCTGCGCCGTTAACTACACTGCTATCTGGATTAGTTGTGAAAGAAACCCCGCCACTAATAGTAAAATCCCGATTATTTCCAGATATATCCTCTGCATTATCATCAAGCGGCAAATAAACAAAAAGTGAATCATCGCTAAAGCCAGTAGAACCTAAGTTCATAACTTCATTTACTGTGTCCCGTGCGGCTGAAGCCAGAAGCCTAAGAGCTAATTGTTCGGGCAATTGATTTACGTCCTCAAAACCGATAGCATCATTGGTAATATCCGTCGAATCCATAGCTGCAATTGCAGCGTTGGCGGAATCCCGTACGGCTGATTTATCAAGCTTGAGATTCAATTGTGTAATCGTTGCCTTGGTGGCAGCCGTATCCTCAAGAGCCGCAATCGTAGCCCGAAGAGCAAGTTGCGTAATCGTCGCTTTCGTACCGAGAGAATCTTCCACGATTAGCGTTAAAGAATCAAGAAGGGTAAGCGTCTCCGATAGATTCATTGTTAGGGAATCCGCAAAGATAGCATTTACTGTATCTCTTATAACATCAGCGGACGCGAAAGGTGTAGGTTGAATATGTGGATAAAACCCACCTGCAAGACCAAGCTCTCGTATATCTAACGTTTTAGAGTTTCCTACGTCCCCCTTCTCAAAAGCAAAGAAAGCCAACGGTATGACTACGCCCTTATAAGAAGAACCAAAAGACGTTGGAGCTACCTTCGCCGAATCAAGTAAAGCTTCCGTAAGCGTTTGATACTCGTCTGGAGGTGCATCCTGCCTTATTGCAACAACTTTCGCGTCGGTAGAATCCGTAGCAATCCTACCTAAAAGGATTTTAACAAAACGTGAGTTTCCAATAGTACTTCCGTTCGCGTATTCTGTTATAGCTTCAAGGGAGTCTATTGTAGTTTCGTTGTCGAGGAGAAGCTTCGTGTTACCAGCAGCATTTAAGGAAACCTCCCTTCCTCCGAGATAAGCTGTACCGGAACTAACTGTTACTTTCCCGGAGCTTTTATTTATCGCAAGGTTCAGACCGGATACATAAACCGGAGGTAAAGCTCTACGGTACTTAGTCTCAAGGGCAAGGTAATCTTTAACAACAGGTCTCGTGGGATCAAAGTAAAAAAGTGTATCCGCTCCGTAAGTTGTCTTAAAGCGAAAGACGCCAATTAAAGCTTCGTTTGAAGCAGGTTCAACTCTTGAAGTATCAGCCGCGCCGGTAGAATCTATAAAGAAGTAGACGTTTGTCGCTGTGCTTATATCCGCTGAGGTTATGTCCAGGGAATCCGCTGTAAGGGCTACAGTCGAATCGCTGCCAACTTGTGCGTCTAAAGAATCCCAATAAACGCGGATCGTTTGCAGTCCGGCGTTGTCATAACTTTTCCAGTGTAAGTTAACCGGATTACGCAAGAGTGCCCCGTTTTCTACTGTCTGAGCTTGCAGTTTAACTGCACTAACAGCAAATAAACATAAAAGAACGAAGAGATATTTAAAGGCTTTAGACATTAGCGGCCTTCCCCCTCTAAAAGTCTTACTGTTCGTTTGCCTCTTGCTTTCGCCTGTACGTACCAAAGCGAGTCTTCTGCTTCGACGGCTGCTTTAGTCCAATCGCCCGAATTTACAGCTTCAAGCATCTTTTTAAACTCCATTAAACCTTGCGCGCCAAGCATATAAATCATTGTTACTAAAGCTTTCTTCCTTGCAAGAGATAGGTTGTCAAAGTCCGGGACAAGGAGTCGTAAGCCTTTAATAGCTTTATGGAAGCGTCGGTCGAATTCGATTAAAAGTAAGTCTTCACTAAAAGGGACATCTTCAATGTTCAAACCATGGCCTATATGAATCTTCCCCGAAATTGGCTCGACGTAAGCTTTCTCTCGAAAACCTTCGTCTTGCTTTAAGAGTTTTTTAAGCTCTTCCTCTTCTTTTTCCGTTTCGCCTGCTTTTTCTTTCACGTTAACCTACTTTTCTTTCTTTTAAGGTTTCTTTTAACGTTTAGTCGCCGCCGCCGCGTATACGACTGGCCTGTGCGATTTCAAGCTCTAAAGATTCGCCTTTTAAAAGGCCTTCCTTCGCCGAAATAGCTACACGGGCTCTAATCTTACTCATACGGTCTTCTCGTACACGTGGATCGCAGCTATCCTCGCCTCTATCACTAATGCCGGACATCTTTAAAACAGTCACAGCGGTGTCTTTACGGACAGAGGCCGGATTTGTTTCTCTACTAACTTCTGCTGAAAGTATATCATCTAAAACGGTGATGGCTTTAGGTGCAAGCTGTAAGATTTCACGTTTGAGTTCGAGGGTTTCTATATCGGAAGCCATGTTAAGCTTACTGACTTCCTGTTTTACGAGGTCGGAACGCGCTTGATAGCCTACGCAGCGCTCCGTTACACCGACTTTGTGGGCAATTGCTCCATACGGAAGACCTAAAAAAAGCATTCTCTTGATGTCCAGCGACCTCTGAGAGAGCTTTTTTATGTTGTACTCTGCTTTCTGCGTCCTTGTAGGTCTTTTGCGTTTGTAGAGCTTCAATTTAAGCCTTTCGTCCTGGCTGTATATAATAAGGTAATGTGCTATAAAGTAGGTATTTTTCTTAAGGATGTCAAGTGTTTTTTATATTATTTGGATGTAATGACACCATATGGTGACATATAAGCTAAAAATCTTTCAGGAGCGTACTGGTGTGGGAATGTATACTACGAAAAGCCCTCTTCCCCTCTCCCACCCCCCTTAAAGCTTACCTAAAGTAAGAGCTTTGTGTGCTTGAGTACGTTTCCTTGCTAAGCTTGTCCGTCCTTTTAAAGTTTTAGTTGCTTTGCTTCGCGTGCAACTTGGTTGAAAAAAGCAAAAAAAGTGCAAAAAGTACTTGACATTGCAAAAATTTATACTTATATTACATATGCAACCGTTACAATCCGAAATACAAAATCCAAAATACAAAACCGAGAAAGCGAGGTAAAGTATGGAAAAAGCAGATAAGCTAACCTGGAATGAAACCGTAGCTTACATCAGCAGAGTATGCGGCGGCGAACTATCGGCCGCGGACGTATCGGCTCTGTTTGGCGGCGATCGCAAATACCTTAACCGTACCCGTGTGGAGCTTAACGAATTAATCAAAAACGACTTTGGCCAGCTTGGCCTTGAGTTTAATTTTAACAATTAAAAATTGGAGAACTGAATCATGAAAACGTTAATAATTCCCCAAAAAATGTCCGGCACTGGCACAATCCACGATATCGAAAGCGAACATTACGATCGGGATATAATATTAGCACCCGGTTGTAAGTATGCAGTAGTACTTGCATCCTACTACGGCGGCAAAGGCTACACGACACATCAGTCGGAGGAGACCGCAATTCGCCAGAGCCGCAAGGTAAGCGATTACAGCCATGCAATTATTGATGCGGACGGTAATTATTACCAGGATTACGGCTACGCGCTGTTTAAGACTGGTGAAGTCGTACGATAGCATTCCCGAGCCGAAACTCCCCTCCGGGGGGGTCTGTCGGGCGTAGAACCCGGCACTGATGAGGCTATATTTAAATAATTGGAGAAGAGAAACTATATTATACATACTCTTCGCATCATTAAATAGATACTAAAAAGAAAGGCGAAAGCATGAAATTAAAACTTTGTGCAACATGCAAGTATTCATCCAGGTGGATTAAACTTTATCGATCAGCAGATAACCTTTACTACGCAAAAGTTTGCGGCGAGGACACATGGTTTATCTCCCGCGGCGAATCCGCTTTAAACGATCAAATCTACCGGCACTATATAATCAAAGAGAAAGGATTAAATCATGAGTAAATTAAACGAATCGGAAACCCTGTATAGCAAAGCGGATAACAACTACTATGCAGAAATTAATGAAGTTGACGGCAAGTACATTGTAACTTTCAGAACCGCCTATTCCTTAGTTTCCCGTTGCCGGCGGTGCGGCAGCATTTGCACGGTAACTTCGCCAGAGCAAAAATGCAGCTGTCCCGATCGATTTACGGGGCGGACATTCACCG